TGCATATGATGCAGGTCTATTCTACTGCCCATACGTTCCTCTCCAGATGGTTCGTTCCATCGGTCAGGACACGTTCCAACCAAAAATTGGATTCAAGACTCGTTACGGCATGGTCGCGAATCCTTTCTCCCGTGGAACCACTCAGTCAAGCGCTGCATTGACTGCAAACACAAACGTCTACTACAGACGCACCCGTGTTCTCAACCTCATGTGATTCTTTCTTCACATGTTTCTGGAGGGTCCCAAAGGGGCCCTCTTTTTTTATAAATACTTCTAAAACGTTATGGCATATTTTGCTGACAACCCAAACTGTCCATCTAACTTCTTATCTGGAGTTGGGTTTCAGTTTAGCTTAAAAAAATTGCCAGGGGTATCTTTTTACTGTCAGTCTGCTAATGTACCATCGCAGAATTTATCTGTAGCAATTCAACCAACTAGATTTAATGCAATACCGGAACCGGGTGATGAAGTAAACTACGATGATTTGACAATTAGATTCCTAGTAGATGAGGACTTAAATAATTATAGATCTATACATAATTGGATCAGATATCTAGGTCATCCAGAAGGAGAAAAAGACTGGTCTACTTATTGTGATGGAGAAACATATCAAGAGAAACAATATAGTGATGGAGTATTGTTTGTTTTAGATTCAAACTTCAACAAAAAATTTAGAATACGATTTAAAGATCTTTTCCCAGTATCATTATCTGGACTTAATTTTGATTCTACATATACAGACACAGAATATTTTGCTGTAGATGCTACCTTTAAATTTACTATATTCGATATCGAGGAGGTAGGAGCGACTGGTTTTTTTACCGAAGCTAGAGATAAACCAACAATAAATTTATCTCATGTATTAGATAGTACAAATTTATCTTTAACTTGGTCATCAGAAAATGCTGATTATGTGATAATAAGTCAAGGAGTGGGTCAGGTTGATCTTAGAGGTACTGATTCAATTGCAAGAACTACTGTTGAAAATTTAGCTAATAATGGATATGTAACTTATACAGCAACAGCATATGGTAAGGGTGGAACTGCAACTGCATCTACAGTTGTTAACATTAGCAATCCAGTATTAAGTGAAAATATAACATGCATAGCTATTATTGATGAAAATGATTCCAGCAGTGTTGGCGTAATGGAATCCAGGTGGGCTCAGTTTAGAACAAATTGGCCTAATAGAAAATTCTATCTATTGCAACCTGTAGGGGGTGGTTGGGGCAATCAACTTAATGTCCCAATAGATTTCCTAGAAACAACAGACCCATCAACGTATAACGGATCGAGGTGACCATGGCATTTTATTTAAATTATACCCATCCAATTACAGATTCAGCATTATCAACTATATTTGATGGTCTACTAAATAAATTTCAACAATTTTATCAAGAAGAATCAGATCTTACAGGTCTCGATCCTTTATTGAATACAAATAACACTGATTTAGGTACGGTATCAAATTATATTTCTGCTGCTATTACTCTTGCTAGATGGTTAGCTTTAAATAAACCAGGAAACTATACTGGACCAGGATCTTCTCCAAGTAATCCTTTTAAAGTTCCATGGTCATCATCTCAAGAATGTGATGTTATATCAACTCTTGGCGCCATTGCTGATTCTGATGTACTTCTTTTTGCGTTTCATTCTAAAACAGTATTTAATCCAGCAGTTGGAAACACTTATTATAGATTAAATAATAATCCAAAATGGGGTGGAATAAAGTGGGAGGATAATAAATTAATTGTTTACGATAGATATAATTTTGAGGGGGTTGGAGATTTTGGAGCAGCTCCAACTTTAAGTAATTATTCAGGAAAACCAGTTGAATTTATATTTGATTTAGCTAGAGCAATGTTTGTTGCTGGAGCCACGGTATTACCGGGCACATCTTTAGCTGTAGTAAGAGGAATATTGGTGCAAATGGGATTTAATCCTAATACTGGTGAATTTTTAGATGGAACAAAAGTATCAGATATTGCTAACACATTGCCATATACAGCATATACCCGTGATGAAGTAAATACTGTAATAGGTAATGTAGCAACTTTATATATATCAAATGAATTTACAGCTGAACAAATATGTAAATGCAATCCAGAACTATACAGAGACGCTGTTGCAAAAGGATACTTAAAATTTGAATCTACTCCGACCGGTTCTTGTTCTCAAATTTCAGCTCAATCTGAATGTTATGATGCACCGGATAATAATATAGTTTCTGTTGGTCAAGCTCAACCAATGCCATTATTAGGATTGCCATACTACACTCCAAGAGTTATGGAAATAGGAACAAATCCTAATTCATGGAGTGTAGGTACTAATGATAAATATCCATCGCCATTTACTAGTTTTCAACAACAGATAACTAACAATACATATTTTCTAGGACCATATGCAATGTGGGGTCCTATAGCTGGACGTATATGTTTAATTGTTGGTGGTGTTAATAGTGGTCAAAATGGTTTTATAGCACAATGTTGGGATGTTTTTGATGATGGAAATTATAACGTAGATGCAGATGGTATCCAATATTCATCTAAAAAAGACTGGTGGGACAATACCAGAAAGATTGAAGTTACAGTTCCAAATTTATTATTTTCTGGGAGACCAATGACATCGGTTAAAGTTGCTGTTCAATCTTTTGATGGTCCTGGAGCAGATAATGTATGGGGTCCTAATTACCCAATAAGTTCATCTCCATTCGGAAGTGTAAATTTGTCGTATCTTATCCCACTGGTTGCAATAACTAGTAGATATTTTTAATAGGAGTTTAATACTATGCCAGCAATTACCTCTACAAATAAAAATTATTTTAAATTATATTTAAAAGAACATAGAAAAAAATTTACAAGTCCACTGCAGGTAATAAATTTATCTGATATACAAAATGTTTTTGTAACTACGAGTGATTCTTTAACCATAGGTACTCAAACAGTAAAAGTTGGATTATTTGGTGGAAATATAGGTGATGAAGCATTAGATATTACTTCACTTTCAAATAACGAACTATTATATCTACCTGGAACTGGTACTGATTACGTAAATTTAAAAACTAATAATACTGATAATTACACTACTTTATATTTTTCTAATGGAGGTTCAGTATTTGAATTCAGGAACGGTAGTGTTTACAATGAATTAAGTTTAAATGAGACTGTCACTATTGGATCTAAAAAAATAACAGTTAAAGCCATAGGTGGCTTGTTACTTTCTGTAGAAGATGGACCGACATATTCTATAACTCATACTGCAAATCCAAATGAAACTCTCGTAGATGAATATTTTATAACTGAAGGTGACTCAATGTCATTTACTATAACCACCACAAATTTTGGAACTAATGGTAATGGTACTCTATATTGGTCTCTAGAAGGATCTATTGATACTAATGATTTTACTACTATTAGTGGGTCAGCCGCTGTTTCAAATAATTCTGTTACCATTCCAATTGAATCAGTATTCGATATATCAAATACTGAACAAGATTATTTTAAATTATGCGTAAGAGATGTTAGTACTACTGGTTCTATTGTCGCATCATCAGATTATATTTCTCTTCGTGATAAAGTTGTAACTTGCTCAATTGCAGAATCTGCGACAACAATTGCCGAGGGATCCTCAGTTACATATACTGTTACTACATCTGGATTGGATGATGGCACAGTTCTTATTTACCAATCATCTAATACAACTGATGTTGCTCCTTCAAATGGAACTATAACCATAAACAATAATACAGCAACATTTACAATTGCAGCTGCAGAAGATGCTTTTGTAGAAAATGATGAAACATTTACTGTAGATATAAAATATTTTAATAATGTTCTTGATACAAGTAATGCGGTAACAATTCAAAACACTACATCATATTCTTTCACTACATCCGCATCAACTATTAATGAAAACGATGAAGTAACATTTACTATCAATACCACTGGTATACCAGATGGCACATCTCTTTACTATATTGCAAGTTTAGGATCAATTGATGTTACTCCACACAATACAAATTTTGCAATTAATAATAATACTGCTTCTATAACAATAAAAGCTTTACAAGACTTGAGAGTAGATAACGGTGATACTCTTACATTAGATATTAAGTCTGGTGGAACTACTGTAGCAACTACATCTGCAGTTTCAATTACAGATACACCATTTACTATTACTGTAACACCAGATCAACCGTTTAATATAGACGAATCTATTGAAGGTTCTTCATCAGATGTAACATTTACAATAACAACTACTGGAGTCGGTGACGGTACGGTTTTAACCGTACAACCTTCAACTGGAAATAATTTAGATATTAGTTTATCATCTTCTTCTTTAACAATAAACAACAACACGGCAACTGTAACAGCAAATATAGTTAGAGATGCTAGAACCGAAGGTAGTGAAACTATGAATCTGAGGTTTAGAAATACCTCTGGTGAAACTATAATTACATCTCCAGATATTACAGTTACAGATACATCTTTTGTTGGATCAAGACAAGATAATAAAACATTTGGTCCTATTACAGTTGCTAGAGACAATGGTGTTGAAGCATCTGCAGAAGATTACTATACAATTTGTGGCCTAGATAATATACCAGATGGAGGAAAAATTTCTATCTTTGTTGATAACTCTGGTAGTATGACGACAAGTACCGTAAGAGCTTCCATTAACAAACTATTGCTTAAATTGCAAGAAAGAAATATTTCTATTGTAGTTGTAGAAAATCCTTCCGAAGACTGGATTTCATCATTTGATACTCCACTATGATCACACTTGACGACATTAAATCCCAATGGGCTGAAGATTCAAAAATAGATAGAGAATTATTAGACGAGGAATCAATAAAAATACCTCAGTTACATAGCAAATATTTAAAATATTTGTCAGATGTTCGTCTATTAAAAATTAAAAAAGAACAAGATTATAAGACATTACTTAGAGATAAGTTTGAATATTATACGGGTAAAGCAGAACCTAGTGTATATCAAGAAAAACCTTTTGACTTAAAAGTATTAAAAACAGATCTTTCGTTGTACATGGATGCAGATCCTGAGTTACAACTTTTACAAACTCGTATAAATTATTATGAAGAGATCATGTTCTTTCTTGAAAAAGTTCTTCAATGTTTAAACAATAGGGGATTTCAAATCAAGAATAGTATTGACTGGCAGAAATTCATGCAAGGTAGTATTTGATGACTGATGTTATTATTCAAAAAAAGAATGAAGTATATTTAACTGTAGAGTGTGAACCACATATTAAGTATGAATTATCGGAGTACTTTACATTTGAAGTTCCGAATGCAAAATTTATGCCTCAATATAAAAAACGTTTATGGGATGGGACAATAAAGTTGTTCAGTCCTGGAGACGGTAAAATATATTGTGGTCTGTATAGTTACTTAATTGATTGGTTAGATATAAGAGGATATACGTATGAAGATGTGGATAATAATTACTATGGAATGCCTAATGAGGCTAATGATTTAATTTCTCCTCCTGGAGTAGTAGATTATGTTAAGTCACTTCATATTCCTTTTGCTGTTAGGGATTATCAGTATAGTGCAATTTACCAAGCCTTAAAATATAATAGGAGACTTTTATTATCTCCAACTGCATCTGGTAAGTCATTGATGATTTATTCGATCACACGATACTTTACCTCAAAAGGTAATAACGTGTTGATTGTAGTCCCTACTACGTCGCTTGTAGAGCAGATGTGTGGCGACTTTGATACTTATGGTTGGTCGTCTGAAGATAACTGTCATAAGATTTATTCTGGAAGAGACAAGAACACAAATAAACCTGTAACTATTACTACTTGGCAATCAATCTATAAGATGCCAAAAAGTTATTTTGAAAAATTTGATTGTGTGATAGGAGATGAAGCTCATTTATTCAAAGCAAAATCTTTGATCAACATCATGACCAAACTACATAACTGCAAACATAGAATTGGATTTACTGGTACTCTTGATGGTTCAAGCACAAATCAATTAGTACTAGAAGGATTGTTTGGTCCTGTAAATAAAGTTGTTAAGACTAAACAATTAATTGATAAGGGATATCTTTCTGCATTAAAAATAAATGTATTGCTTTTGCAACATCAAAATATTTCATTTAATTCTTATCAAGATGAGATGGATTATATTTGTACGTTAGATAGAAGGAATAAATTTATTCGCAAACTTGCTTTAAATCAAACTGGTAATACCTTAATTCTTTTTGCTTATGTAGAGAAGCATGGTCAAGTATTATTTGATATGATAAATAATAGTGCAACAGAAAATAGAAAAATATTTTTTGTTCACGGTGGTGTAGATACTGAAGATAGGGAAGAAGTTCGACGTATAACAGAAACACAGAATGATGCCATTATTATTGCTTCCTATGGCACGTTTTCAACGGGAATTAATATTAAAAGATTACATAATATAATATTTGCTAGTCCTAGTAAATCTAGGGTTAGAAATTTACAATCTATAGGTAGAGCACTTCGTAAAGGAGATCAAAAAGAATCAGCTAAATTATTTGATATAGCAGATGATTTTTCTAAAGGAGATAGAAAAAATTATACTTTAAATCATATGATGGAAAGAGTAAAAATTTATTCACAAGAAAATTTTAATTATGAAATTATACCAATTAATTTTAGGAGAATAGAATAATGGATTCCATATTCACCGGATTAATAAAACTATTATCTGGAGAGGAAATTATCGGTAAAGTACTTGTATGTGAAAATGAAAATGGATTTGTAATTGAAACACCATTTACTGTTGAAGAAACTATTATAGAAACTCCAATTGGAGAAATGGTTAAAGTTGATCTTAGACCATGGGCTAAATTTTCTAACGAAGAAATTTTCTTTGTAGAAAAAGAGAAAACAATTACTGTATATGAAGCAGATTCTAGAATAGAAAAAATATATACAAAATCTTTACGCAAATATTTAAACCAAGAAGATACTTCTCAAGTAAATTTAACTAAAGATATGGGATTTAAATCAAAAATAAAAGATGCCAGAATATCTTTAGAGAATATATTTAAGCAAAGCTAAGTTGTTCCCTGAACCCTAGCAGAGTTATTATACTGAAAATTAAGCCACTTGTCAAGTCTTTCTTATTGTGATATACTAATTGTAGTTAAAAAAACTAAAATGGGACATGAAGAAAAAAGAACACTATGTCAACAATAAAGAATTTCTAGAAGCAATTACTGTATATAGAAATAAGGTAATTGCTTCCAAAGAAAAGGGTGAACAAAAACCAAGAGTACCAGAATACATTGGTAGTTGCTTTTTAAAGATTGCAACTCACCTTTCCTATCGTCCCAATTTTGTTAATTACATGTTTAAGGATGATATGATTTGTGATGGAATTGAAAATTGTCTTCAATACATTGATAATTTTGATCCAGAAAAATCCTCTAATCCTTTTGCATACTTTACACAAATTATCTATTTTGCTTTTTTGCGTAGAATTCAAAGAGAGAAAAAACAACTTGATATTAAAACACGTATCTTAGAAAAATCTGGGTTTGATGAAGTCTTTACTGCAGATAGTTCGGTAGTTGGTTATGATTCTTCATCGATGAATAGTATTAAAGAAACACTTGAAATTAAAGTTAACCGATGACAATTGCCCTGATTACTGATCAACACCTTGACGGCCGTAAGAACTCACAAATTTTTTGGGATTATTTTTTAAAATTTTATGAAAACATATTTTTTCCAACATTAGAAAAATATAAAATTAAAACTGTTATTGATCTTGGTGACACTTTTGATAATCGTAAAGGTATTGACATTGGATCTTGGTATCGAATAAAGAAACATTATTTTGATGTACTAGAAAGTATGGGTATCGAAGTCCATATGATTGTTGGTAATCATACGGCATATTATAAAAATACTAATTTTATTAATACACCTGCTCTTTTATTAGAACAATATAGTAATGTAAAAGTTTATAGTCAAGTTGAAGATGTTACTGTAGATGGATTAAAAATTACTATGCTACCTTGGATTAATGCAGAAAATCAAGAATCATCTTTCAATCACTTGAATGAAACAGATTCAAAAGTAGTAATGGGTCACTTGGAAATTTCTGGATTCCAAGCAATACCAGGACATATTTTTGAAGGTGGTTTGAAACCAAGTTCTTTTGATAAATTTGATAAAGTATTCTCTGGTCACTTTCATCATAAATCTGAAAAAGGTAATATCAAATATCTAGGAAATCCATATGAACTTTTCTGGAATGATCATAGGGCAGAAAGAGGATTTCATTTATTTGATACTAAAACTTTACATCTAGGATTTATAAAAAATCCATATAGAATGTTTAGAAAAATATTTTATAATGATGTAAAAAATAACTATTCAGTGTTCAACGTTACTGAATATAAAGATACATACATTAAAATTTTTATTGAAGAGAGAACAAACAATAACAAATTTGAGCAACTTCTAGAAAGACTTTATGATATTGGTGTACACGATATTAAAGTCATAGAAGACACAACGCTCAACTTTGATCAAGATGTTCAATCTCTAGAAGGTGAGGATACCCTCACTACTTTGAACAGATACATAGAAGAAAATGAAGATATCAATCTAGATAAAAATGATATCAAAAGTATTATTAAATCAATTTATGTAGAAGCATGCGAGGTTAAATAATGTACATCCTAACAATGGAGAACGAAGAATCTGAAGGTGCTTATGCAGTAATTACCGAGGAAGGAGAAAAAGTTCTTCAATTGTTTGAGGAAGAAGACGACGCAGAAAGATATATTGGTCTCTTAGAAGCAGATGGATTTCCGACTTTATTAGAATCCAAATTAATTGAAAATGAACAAGCCATTGCGGCTTGTGAAAAATTCGGTTATAGTTATGTCATTATTACACCAGACGATTTTGTAATTCCCCCACAGTTTGATTCACATGATTTCATTTAAACGTATATCTTATAAAAATTTTCTTGCATCAGGAAACACACCAATTGTAATTAATCTAGACAGCAGTGACACAACCCTTATTGTGGGTCAAAATGGAGCTGGTAAAAGTACTATTATTGAAGCAATTGTATTTGCTTTGTTTAATAAATCATTTAGAAAAGTAAATAAAAATCAACTAATCAACAGTATAAATGAAAAAGATTGTCTTGTAGAAGTAGAATTTTCTATCGGTTCAACGGATTGGAAAATTCGTAGAGGAATTAAGCCTGGAATTTTTGAAATTTATAAAAATGATAAACTACTAGATCAATCTTCTTCTGCATCTGACCAACAAAGATGGTTTGAACAATCAGTAATAAAGTTAAACTACAAATCATTTACACAAATTGTTGTACTAGGATCTTCAACATTTGTTCCTTTTATGCAATTACCTGCAGCTTCTCGTAGAGAGATTATCGAAGATCTTTTAGACATTAGAATCTTTTCAACTATGAATGTAGTGTTGAAAGATAGAATGAAAACAACCACAGAAAATTTAAAATCATATGAGAGTGAGATTGTTTTTCTAAAAGAAAAAGCAGAAATGCAACAGGGTCATATAAAAACTATTGAGAAGACTACAAAAAAAACTATAGAACAAAAACAATTAAAAATATCTCAACTTATAAATGAAGTTAATTATATAGAAACTGAACTTGATGATATGAAAAATATCATTACTGAAAAAAACGAAGATCTCTCAAAATTTAAAGGACTGGATAAAAAAATTAAACAGTTAGAAAAAGAAGTTACAACTCAGTTAAATTTAATTACACGAACAGAGAAAGAACAAAACTTCTTTAAAACAACTGATAAGTGTCCTACTTGTACCCAAGTACTATCTACTGATCTCAAAGAAAAACAGATATCTGAATCAACAAAAATTATAGATGAAGCTAAATCTGTTATTGAAACATTTAAAAATAATCTAGACAAAGCAAATGTTTTGTTGAAAAAACAATCAGTTATTAATAAAGACATTACCAATTTAAATCTTCAAATGACATCTGATCTGGGTGAGATCAGAACTCGTAATCAACTAATAGAAGATATTAAAACAGAAATTAATGATATAAAAAATGATACCTATAATATAAATGCAGAAAAAGAAAAACTACAATCTATAGCTTCACAAGGAATAACAGTACAAAAAAATATTACTGGATTAAAATCAGAGAAGAGAAATTATGATTTAGTGTTTAGTCTCCTTAAAGATACTGGAATTAAATCTATGATTATCAGAAAGTATCTTCCTGTTATGAATCAATTAATTAATAAATACCTTCAAGACTTAGATTTTTATGTTAATTTTTCGTTGGATGAAGAATTCAATGAAACAATTAAATCTAGATATCGTGATGATTTTACATATCCTTCATTTAGTGAGGGAGAAAAAATGCGTATTGATTTAGCATTAATGTTTACGTGGAGATCAATTGCTAAAATGAAAAATTCAGCAAATACTAATTTGTTGATTCTCGATGAAGTTTTTGACTCTTCTCTTGACGTTGCAGGAACAGAAGATTTTCTTAGAATTATTAGATCTGTAAACAAAGATACAAATATTTTTGTTATCTCTCATAAAGGAGATATTCTTTTAGATAAATTTGATAAAGTTCTTAAATTTGAGAAATCTAAAAACTTTAGTAAGGTATCAATTTCATGATAGAAAAATTTAAAGATTACTTTGTTGGAACTTTTGATAACTATAGTCAATCTTTTTCTAGACCATTATTATTTTCGCCAGTTCATTTAATACATAAGCAAATAGATGAGAATTGGTTTTATGGTGAACAACAAAACATTTTTAAATTAAAACCATATAGACAATTTGTTATTGAAGTGATAGAATCAGAAGACAAAATAGTTACAAAAAATTATAAAGTTGATAATGACAAGCACTACCACTTGAGAAATATGGACTCCATATTTGATAGTCTGGTTTACACAGAAAATTGTGATAGAATTTTTACTCTAGACAATGAAATTTTTACTTCTGAAATGACCAGCTGTAACTGTATTGTCAATTGGAAAGGTCAACAAACATATGTTGAAAATAGTAGTATTCTCAGTGAAGATGTTTATAGAATATATGATAAGGGTTTTTCTGTAGAAACTAATGAGTATGTTTGGGGTTCTCAGAATGGTCATTATGTTTTTTTGAGGTCTGATAAGGAACCCTTATTGATCGCCTCTTGACCATCGGTCTGTGGTGTGTTATGTTAGCCACATACCAAAGGAACAAGCATGATCAACAGTCAAGTCAAAAGTAATCTTGCTAAATTGCTTGCTACTGAAAACCTGACCGTAGAACACAGTAATGTACCTACTGCATCTTTCAATGTAGAAACAAGAGTTCTTCAACTTCCCGTCTGGGAAGATATTAGTAATGATGTTTATGATCTTCTTGTGGGTCATGAAGTTGGACATGCATTGTTTACTCCAGATGAATATTCTAACAGAAGACATATTCCTCAATCATTCTTAAATGTAATTGAGGATGCTCGTATTGAACGTAAAATTAAATCTCAGTATCCTGGTCTTACAAAATCTTTTTTTAAAGGATATTCAGAACTGAATGAAAAAGATTTTTTTGAGATTAGAGGTGAAAATCTAAATGATATGAATCTTATCGATAGAATTAATTTACACTTTAAAATTGGTATTCATGATGTAGCAACTTTGATTCCTTTTGATGAAGAAGAGAATCAGTTTGTTGATATGACTAAAAATACTGAAACTTTTGGAGATGTAGTTTCTGTATGCGAAGCTATTCTAAAGTATGTTCGTGACAAAATTAAGAATAATCAAGAAACTCCACAAGAATCAACACCATCAGACCAATCAGAGTCAACGCAATTTGATATCGAAGAAGTAACACCACAAGAATCTAATCGTCCTGATTTAGGTGAAGATGATACAGACTATGAAGAGTGGGATGATAATGAAGAAGAGTCAGATAACTCTGATAGCTCTGAAAATATTGATGGTGGATATGTGTATGATGAAGAATATGATGATGAGGAAACATCAGTTACAGATAGTGCATGGGACCGTAATAAAAAAGGACTAGTTAGTGATAGTGTAAAAGATCATCTTTATATTAAAGTTCCTGATATTGATTGGAGTAAGTGCATTGAATCTGTAGATAAATTTTCAGAAAATATGGATTACAATTTTAAATATATCGAGGAAAGGTATGCTGTAAATCCATATGATGATATGTGGAAATCTTCTTTCTTAGAATTTAAACAGGAAAGTAAAAAATCTGTTGCTTATCTCACTAAAGAATTTGAGATGAAAAAACGTGCAGAAGAATATAACCGTTCATCCGAATCTAAAACTGGTGTTTTAAATACAAATAAATTGTTTGCATACAAGTGGTCTGACGATGTATTTAAAAAGAACAATGTAATTCCCACCGGCAAAAATCATGGACTTATTATGTACATTGATTGGTCTGGTTCTATGTTCAACAGTCTATTGGGTACAATCAAACAATTAATTAATCTTATTACTTTTTGTAAAAAAGTAAACATACCTTTCCAAGTATTTGCTTTTACTGATTCAGCAAACTATGACTCATCTAATAAATTCTTAAGTCCTAAAACTGAGTATGAGTTTGTTGTTGATAGTAGGTTTCGTTTGGTAGAAATGTTTAACAGTGACGTTAAACAGGGTGACTTTGATAATTTACTTTATAAAATTTGGTGTTTGACTCATCTTATTATTCGTCGTAGTAGTTCTTTTCCACATGGAAATTATGATCTAAATGGCACTCCTCTTAATGATACTATTTTTGCTGCAGTTCATGTGTTTAAAAAATTCAAACAAAAGTATAAAGTTGATAAAGTAAATACAGTCTTCCTTACAGATGGCGAATCTAATAGTGCAACTTATTCAAAAGAATGTACTTATGATGATAAAACATTTATGAGACGTAAGTACCTTTCTTATGACGTTGAGAGTCAAATAATTTGTTTGAAAGATCCTAAGACTGGATATCTTGATATGAATATTGCAAAACAAAGTTTTTATAATCGTGCTTCGTATAAAATTACTGCAGGATTTATTCGTTATTATAAGTGGATGACTAGATCAAATGTTATTGGATTTAGACTTACTGAACCTACTGATTTAAAGCAACTTATCAGAGAATCTGGTGCTGATACTAAAAAGGAAACTTTATATAGAAAAGATTGGAAGACAAATAAATCTTTTGTTATCAATACTCTTGGATACGATGAGTTATATGTTATTCATTGCTCAAGAGGATTCAAACAAGAAGAGCCAACTATTCTTGCATCCTCTTCTGACAGTAAGAGTAAAATTCGTAACCAATTTAAAAAATATATGAAATCAAAGATGTTCAATAAGATCATCTTATCAAAATTCGTGGATCAGATCGCTTGACGGCTGGTCCCGTCTATCGTATAATAGCCAAGTAACCAAAGGACACTCCATGATTTCCACTGACGTAATGATTTCAGACCTTACCTCTAGGTTTGGTTCTACAGTAACCAGGCAACAACTGGTGGAATATACCGAGTCTACAGATATTTCTCTGGCTACAGTATGTAACCGATTAAAAATCTATAAGTCTGGACGTGGTGTGTATAATCTAACCATTAAAGAAGTTCGCGAAAATCTTGAGGATCAAATTACAGAAGATTCTATAATGAGTTTGATTCCAGATAAAGATCAAAATTATGTTCCTTTTGGTAATTTTAATGATGTAAAGAAAATTATTAAATCTAAAATTTTCTATCCAGTTTTTATTACCGGACTCTCTGGTAATGGTAAAACATTTAGTGTAGAACAATCATGTGCTCAACTCGGACGTGAACTGATTCGTGTAAACATTACTATTGAAACCGATGAAGATGATCTTATTGGTGGTTTTCGCCTTGTTGATGGGTCAACAGTTTGGCATAACGGACCTGTCGTTGATGCACTCCAACGAGGAGCAGTCTTGCTCCTGGATGAGATTGACTTGGCTTCAAACAAAATCCTCTGTCTCCAATCCATTCTTGAAGGGAAAGGTGTGTTTCTGAAGAAGACTGGTGAATATGTAAAACCATCACCTGGATTCACAATTATTGCTACTGCAAACACTAAAGGTAAAGGATCTGATGATGGTAGGTTTATCGGAACAAATATCCTAAATGAAGCTTTTCTCGAAAGGTTTGCTTTAACCTTTGAACAAGAATATCCTACTCCCACAGTTGAGAACAAAATTCTTACCAATTATTGCACTGAACTTGATTGTTATAATGAAAAATTTATTACGGCTCTAGTCACTTGGGCAGAAATTATTCGTAAAACTTTTGCTGACGGTGGTGTTGATGAAGTTATCTCAACTCGTCGTTTGGTTCATATCATTCGTGCTTATAGTATCTTTGATGACGAACTTAAATCTATTAGTGTTTGTCTGAATAGATTTGATGAAGATACCAAACAATCTTTCCTAGATCTGTACGACAAAATTTTTGATCCTAGTGAAACTGAGACCGAAGCTTGACAATAGTAGAGATACTACTTATACTGGGGAAACAAATAATATCCCCTACAATTTTAAAATACTTATGGCTTGCAAGTACAATGAAGAAAAACTTCTACAGGAGTTACGTGATTACATTTCCGGAACTTATGGACAACATTACTCTGCTGGAAATGACAGCATTCAAACGTTAGATCTGATTGAAGCAGTGGGTGATGCTGAGGCATTCTGTCGTAGTAACATCCTAAAGTATGCTTCACGATACGATCGTAAGGGAACTGCTCGTCGTGATATAATTAAAATCTTACACTACGGTCTCCTCCTTCTACACTTCTCCGACAAAACTTCTGTACGCGAAACCTATCCACAATAATTATGAAAATTTCTTCTGAAACTCTGAACATTCTTAAAAACTTTTCTAACATCAACTCTTCGTTGGTCGTGAAAAGTGGTAATACTATCAGAACCATTTCTCCTGCAAAAAACATTCTTGCAAAATTTGAATGTCCAGAACAATTTAATAATGATTTCGCTGTCTATGATTTGAATGAATTTCTAGGTGGACTTTCTTTGTTTAAAGATCCAGACTTTGATTTCTCAGATACTTCATATCTTAAGATTAAAAGCGGTAAATCAAAAGTAAAATATTTCTTTTCTGATCCAAGTGTAATTACTGCACCACCAGAAAAAGATATTGAACTTCCTAGTATTGATGTTGAATTCACTCTTACAGAAGAAATTCTTTCATCTTTGCTTCGTGCTGCAAGTGTATACCAACTTCCTGATCTCTCACTAGTTGGTAAAGGTGGTAACATGAATCTGGTTGTTCGTACAAAGAACAATGATACATCTAACAATTTTTCAGTTAAAGTTGGTGAGACTAATAATGAGTTTTGTTTTAATTTCAAAGTGGAGAATCTAAAAATTCTTCCTGGGGTGTATAATGTTCAGGTATCAACTGCTAATATTTCACAGTTCACTCATGACAAATGGAATTTGTCGTATCTGATTGCTCTTGAACCTGATTCTACGTTTAATTAATTATGTCTGATTTTCTCTGGGTCGAACAATATCGACCTCAAAAAATTGATGATTGTATTCTCCCAGAAGGAATTAAAACTACTCTGAATAGTTTTGTTAAAAAGGGTGAAATCCCTAACATGTTGTTATCCGGTCCTCCTGGTATTGGAAAAACAACTGTAGCAAAAGCTTTGTGTAATGAACTTGGTGTTGACTTTTACGTAATTAATGGATCTGACGAAGGACGATTTCTGGACACGGTACGGAACCAAGCAAAGAATTTTGCGACGACCGTATCACTTCAAGCAAATGGAAAACCAAAA